GCTTTTTAGGTTTTCATTTTGACGGGTTACCGCTTTTTCATAAGCAAATACGGGATCGATACCATCTTTTACTGTTGCGTGTAATTTCCAGCCAAAACCGATATTTTTTAGAATTTTGCCATCGCTGAAATAAGCTTTTACGCTCGTCAACGCTGTAATTCTGCCAATTTCCTGCCCATGTACTGATAATTTTGCCATGTTATTCCCCTTCCACCATTAAACGCTCTTCAAATATCTCAGGGTATTCTGTGCGAACGTATTCTGCAGCTTGAACCATCGCTTCATTGATATCAGAGCTTAGATCAAGCATGTATTCCCCTTGATCCAATAGGCGGATAGAACCATCGGTTAAAAGCTCAACTACGATAAACCCGTCCCCATCGCAACAGTATGAGCCAATAATGGGAATTTCATCGTAATTTGAACCAGGGTAAAAATCCCACCTATCAAACTCTTTAGAGACAAAAAATTCTGAGGGTTTGCTTGCTGGGTGGGTTGAACCTAAAACATAGCAGCGCCCGTTTGTATGCTCTTCAACCCGTTCACCTGTTACGATGTTTACATACATAAAAATGGTATTTGTGAAATGATGGGGTTTTTGAACCCAGGTAATTGTTTTCATGTTGACACCTATAAAAAGAAAATTATTTAACCAAAATATCGAAGTAATGCAAAGCTCCAACGCAAAGAATCAGGCCAATTGCAATTGCTACCAAATAGTCTAAAAATCCGTTTTCCATGATCAAACCTTTCCATCTGTTTTTGTAGTCAATTTAAAAGCAATAGAAGCTCTCTCACTGCGAGCAAATGATTGTCTCATTGCCAGCCAATCAATCTTCCGCATTGTGTTTGCTACGAAGTCACAAATTGAGAGCACAGATACATTGCCAGTACATTGTGCATGGTGAGCGGTATAGCGCAGCCCGTTGTCTCGGATTGATCTGCGAATTGCTTGGTAAGTTGTTTTATCCATTTTGACACCTATTAAGTTGATAAAAAGAGAGAGCAAAATCTTACCCCCTCATATATATAGCAGGGAAGAATCGTGCCAGTTGCTGTAAGTTGTTGATTCTATTAACCACTCCAAAACCCTATCAGTATTTACCCCTAGAACTATTGTGTGCAATAATTAAATAAATCAATTTTTTGGAATAAGAAATGCCTGGTAGATATCCGCAGATTGACACAATCCAATTTCGCAGGAAATTAGACAACCCGAAGCGCAACATCTTATTGGCTGCGGGAAAGGGGAACATAACGAAGGGGTTTGAGAACATCCTGGCAATCTACCAGCACCTTCATTCGATAGGGTATAGGGTAGATAACCCCCTGGAGCAAATCGCATTCGTTACGATTGATTCTGCGGGTAAACAGACAGCCCCAACTTAGATGAACCAGTAAGGAAAACAGTAAGGGATTAGATAAGGGAAGGATAAACCTAGAAGTTGAAGTAACCCTAAAAAGGTGCATCGCTTCTATACACTTTCCTAATTGCAAATAAGAATCATTCGCATTTAGACCTGGTAAGGGTAAACCCTAATCTGTATGGATAAACAGTACTGGCTGCTTGTACAGTGGTAGAAACCCTAGGTGTAGAGAATGATGGGGGGGAGGGGGTGGGTTGTGTTGGTAGATATTTGTGGTACATCCCCTATGCCGAAAAAGCTAAAATGAACTAATCCATTCCAAGGAGGACAAAATGGAAAAAAGAGGAAGAGGAAGACCAAAGGGGAGTGTCAAGATGACCATACAGAGGTTTGCTGACAACCCACCTGCTATATTGCCTAAGACAGACCACCAGAGGCTCAAGGAGCTAAAGGAGTTGATGATTAGGAGTGGAGGTAAGGATGTGGCTCAGAAGGTGATAGAGATAGCCCTTAATGATGACCATCCTCATCAACTCGTTGCTTTGAAGATGTGTCTTGATAGGACTCTTCCTGTTTCTTTGTTTGAGAAGGACAAGAGCCAAAGAAGTGCTGTAACCATCTCGATTACTGGACTAGGAATTGAACCAACTGTTATTGACCAAGCAGAAGATATAGATTACACTATAAAGAATAGTGAAATGGAGTAATCATGCCTCGCCTTCTGCCTGTAGATGTTCTTAAAGCAAATGTCTCTTATGATCCTGAAACTGGTTTGTTTACTAGGATAAAGAATCATCCAAAGAGAAAATACCTAGCTGGTTCTGTTACTGGAGTGCCAAGACCTGATGGCTATCTTCAAGTAATGATAGAGGGGCAGATATATCTAGCCCATCGCCTTGCATGGTTATATGTTCATGGTGTTATGCCTACGCATTACATTGACCACATCAATGGCGTTAAGAACGATAACAGGATTGTTAATCTACGTGATGTAAAGCAGATGGTAAATCTGCAAAACCAAAAGAAAGCAAAGAAGAATTGGGTTTCATCTTCTTACCTTGGGGTTAGTTTCTCAAATAAAGGAACTTCTAAAGAAAAGCCTTTTCGGGCTAGGATTGTTGTTGATAAGAGGGAAATGTTCCTCGGTTCTTATGCAACAGAAGAAGATGCTCACAATGCCTACCTTGTTGCCAAACGCAAATACCATGAAGGATGCTCAATCTAATGGCTGATCTTAATTTCTCCCTATTACCTTGGCAACAAGAGGTATTCAAAGATACAACTCGGTTCAAGGTTGTGGCTGCTGGACGTAGATGTGGTAAGAGTAGGATGGCGGCAGTTACCCTACTTATTGAAGGACTCAAGTGTCCACAAGGCTCTGCGGTTCTTTACGTGAGTCCTACTATGGGACAGTCAAGACAGATTATCTGGGACTTGTTGCTAGACCTTGGCAGAGAGGTTATTCAATCTTCCCATGTGAACAACCTAGACATTACCCTGATAAACGGGGCTAGGATATACGTTCGTGGTGCGGATAGACCCGATACCCTTCGTGGTGTGTCTTTGACCTATGCCGTTCTGGACGAGGTAGCCGACATCAAACCCGAAGCATGGGAACAGGTCATTCGAGCCAGTTTGTCTGATAAACGGGGTAGAGCCTTGTTCATCGGAACTCCGAAGGGCAGGAACTGGTTCTACGACACCTTTAAGTTGGGCGAGTCAGAGGATGATCCTGATTGGAAGAGTTGGCACTTCACTACCGCTGATAACCCCCTGATTGACCAAAAAGAGATAGAAAGTGCCAAGAAAACCCTGAGTACCTTTGCTTTTAAACAAGAATACATGGCTTCGTTTACCAATGCGGGTTCAGACATCTTCAAAGAAGAGTGGATTAAATACGGGGTTAAACCTGAACATGGTAGCTATTACATCGCTGTTGACCTTGCAGGATTCGAGGAAGTTGCCAAACAAGCAGCCAATTCTAAGAAGCGTCTGGATGAGTCTGCTATCTCGATAGTGAAGGTTACAGAGGATGGGAAGTGGTTTGTTGAGAAGATTGAACATGGACGTTGGGACATCCGTGAGACCGCCTCTAAGATTCTGATAGCTATTCGGGACTACCGCCCTTTATCTGTGGGGATAGAGAGGGGGGCGCTAAAGAACGCTGTTTTGCCCTATCTAAGCGACCTGATGCGAAAGAACAACACCTATGCCCACATCATAGATTTGACGCATGGGAATAGAAAAAAAGCAGACAGAATCATCTGGGCTTTACAAGGTAGGTTCGAGCATGGCAGAATTGTGTTAAATTCGGAAGAAGATTGGGATGAGTTTGTAGACCAGTTAATCCTGTTCCCTGCTCAAGGAGTCCATGATGACTTACCTGACTCCCTCAGTTACATTGACCAACTGGCTGTTACATCTTACATGGAAGAAGATGATAGCGAAGATTGGCAACCTGTAGATATTATTAGTGGGGTATAAGAATGGAATTCCAAGAACCTAGTGACTCAGACAAAGAGATAGTTAACTTTGTTGTCAACCATTGTGATAGATGGAGGGATTGGAGAGATGTCAATTGCCTTGATGATTGGCTAGAGTACGAGCGTATCTTCAATGGTGAGTGGGATGCCCAAGACAAAACCCGTGAATCTGAGCGGTCAAGAATCGTTACCCCCGCTACCCAACAAGCCGTAGAGACACGCCATGCTGAGATCATGGAAGCTATCTTTGGTCAGGGTGAGTTCTTTGACATTCAAGATGATATTCGTGATGTCAATGGTAGTCCCTTAGATGTTGCTGCCATCAAAGCACAACTGATGGAAGACTTCAAAGTAGACAAGATTCGCAAGTCTATTGACCAGATTGAGCTGTTGGCTGAGATTTATGGTACGGGCATCGGTGAGATTGTTGTCAAAACAGAAAAAGTCTTTGTTCCCGCTACTCAGGCAATTCCTGGTCAGATGGGGCAAGCCGCTATCGGAGTGGTAGAACAAGACCGAATTGCAGTCAAGATTGTTCCTGTTAACCCCCGTAATTTCTTGTTTGACCCCAATGGAACATCTATTGATGACTGTATGGGTGTGGCTATTGAGAAGTATGTCTCTATCCACAAGATCGTTAAAGGTCAAGAAGAAGGCATCTACCGCAAGGTCAAGGTCGGCACTGACTCTATGGACACAGACTTAGAGCCTACCCAAGAAGTCTCCCAGTATGAAGACGATAAAGTTAAACTTTTGACCTACTATGGTTTAGTTCCTAGAGAATATCTTGAGCAACTAGAAAACGAAGAAAATGGCGAAGTAGAAGACTTGTTCCCTGAAGACTCTATTCAGGATGACTATTCCGATTTGGTCGAAGCAATCGTAGTGATTGCCAATGATGGGACTCTTCTGAAGGCTGAGAAGAACCCATACATGATGAAAGACCGCCCAATCCTTGCTTATCAGGACGATACAGTTCCTAATCGCTTGTTGGGTCGTGGTACTGTTGAGAAGGCTTACAACTCACAAAAGGCTATTGATGCCCAAGTTCGTAGCCACTTAGACTCTCTCGCTCTCACAACTAGCCCAATGATGGCTATGGACGCTACTCGCCTTCCCCGTGGTGCTAAGTTTGAAGTCAAACCAGGTAAAGCTATCCTGACAAACGGCAATCCTAATGAGATTCTGTTCCCGTTCAAGTTCGGTAATACTGATGGTTCTAACCTGACAACCGCCAAAGAGTTTGAGCGTATGCTTTTGATGGCAACAGGCACTCTTGACTCTCAGGGAATGGTATCTGCCGTTGCTAGAGATGGTGGTCAGGGTGGTATTTCGATGGCAGTAGCTTCGATTATCAAGAAATACAAGCGTACATTGGTGAACTTCCAAGAGGATTTTATGATCCCCTTCATCACTAAAGCCGCTTACCGCTATATGCAGTTCGATCCAGAGCGTTATCCTACTGTGGACATGAAGTTCATTCCGACTGCTGCCTTGGGAATCATTGCCCGTGAGCATGAACAACAGCAAATGATTGGTTTACTCCAGACTCTTGGCCCGAATACACCTGTTTTGCCTATCATTTTGAAGGGCATTATGGCTAATTCTTCTCTGTCGAACCGATATGAGTTGATTGCTATGCTCGACAAGATGTCTGCGGCTGATCCACAAGCCCAACAAGCACAGCAAATGCAACAACAATTGGCTATGCAACTGGCTCAAGCACAGATTGCTGTCCAAACTACTCAAGCAGAACAGAATAAGGCTGAAGCGCAAAAGTTATTGACTGAAGCGCAATTGATGCCTATCGAACTGCAAGCAAAGAGTATGGCGGCTAACACCAAGAACCTCCCAACTGATGACGCTATGGCTTCACGAGAGTTCGATAAGCGGGTCAAGGTTGCTGAATTGATGCTAAAAGAAGCTGATATTCAGAACAAGGCTAAGATTGTTGAAAAACAGATGACTAGAGCATGAATCAGGAACTCCAACGCTATTACGAAGAGCGATTTTCCACAATGGCTACCGAAGGGTGGCGAGATTTGATGGAAGATGTTGACAAAATGATAGAACCTTTGAATAATATTTCAACAATTGCAGATGAAAAAAGTCTACAATTCAGAAAAGGTGAGTTATCAATCCTTATTTGGCTGAAAAACTTGAAACAAGTCAGCGAAAGAGCATTTGAGGACTTAAATGAAAAGAATGTATGAATTTGCCTGTGTAAATGGGCATAAAACTTCGAGACTTGTTGTTTATGAGACAGCGAGTCTTATGTGTGAGTGTGGTGAGGAATCTCATCGCACTTTATCTGCGCCTTATTTTAGGCTTGAAGGATGGTCTGGTTCATTCCCAACGGCTCACGCCAAGTTTGATAAAAGCCATAACGACAAGTTAAAGTCTGAGCGCAAACTCAACTCATAAGCAATTATGCCGAGTTGAATCTCCTACAACCGATTGACGGCAGGAAAAGGAAAGAAGTATGTTAGTTGACAACGACAAAGAAGAGTTTGGTGAGTTAGAGATCGAGCAACAGAAGATTGAGCAAAAGCCTGAACTTCCTGAGAAATACAGGGACAAAAGTTTAGACGATATTGTGAGGATGCACCAAGAGGCTGAAAAGCTCATTGGAAAGCAAGCACAAGAAGTAGGCGAAGTCCGCAAGTTAGCCGATGAACTTATTAAGCAGAACCTTGGGTCAAGACAGCAACAGACTAGACAGGAAGAGCCTGAAGTAGATTTCTTTGAGAATCCACAGAAGGCAATTCAGAGGACAGTTGACAATCACCCTGATGTCCAAGCGGCTAGACAAGCCACACTTGAGATGAAAAGGGCGCAAGTTCAACAAAGGTTAGCGCAAGAGCATCCCGACTTTGGAGACATCGCCAAGGATCAGGATTTTGCAAATTGGGTGAAGTCTAGCCCTGTTCGCATTAAAATCTTTGAGCAAGCCGATGCTGGATATGATTTCGACTCAGCCAATGAATTGCTATCTACCTACAAGCAACTTCGTGGTGTTAAGAATAAGCAAGTAAGTGATGCGGGAGAAGCATCTCGAAAGCAAACTCTTAAAGCCGTTGGAGTTGATACAGGTGGTTCTGGTGAATCATCAAAGAAAGTATATCGAAGGGCTGACCTTATTCGGCTGAAAATGCAAGACCCTAACCGCTATGAAGCGTTATCTGATGAAATTATGGTAGCGTATCAAGAAGGTCGGGTCAGGTAAAATTTAACTATTTGGAGATTTAATTATGGCTAATACAGCATTCGCACCTAACAATGCAACCACAGTAACCACAGCGGCTAACTTCATTCCTGAAATTTGGAGTGATGAAATTGTTGCTAGTTACAAAAAGAACCTTGTTCTAGCGAACTTGGTTATGAAGATGAACTTCAAGGGCAAGAAAGGTGACACAGTTCACATTCCAGCCCCTGGTCGTGGCAATGCCTCGGCAAAGACAAAAACAGATGCAGTCACCTTAATTGTTGACACCGCTGATGAAGTCCAAGTTCTGATTAACAAGCACTATGAATATAGCCGCTTGATCGAAGATATTGTCGAAGCACAAGCATTGAACTCAATGCGTAACTTCTATACCTCTGACGCAGGTTATGCCTTGGCTAAACAAGTCGATTCAGACTTGATTCAGTTGGGTCGTTCTGCCAATGGCGGTACTGCTGGTAGCGCACGTTACACGGCTGGTTTAGTTGGTGGCGATGGTACAACAACCTTCGATTACTCAGCTAACACCAATACTGGTAACGCTTCTGCTCTGACTGATTCGGCTATTCGTCGTACTATTCAGCGTTTGGATGACAACGACACTCCTATGGATGGTCGCTTCTTTATCATTCCTCCTTCAAGCCGTAACACATTGATGGGTCTTGCCCGTTATACTGAACAGGCTTTTGTGGGTGATGGTAACGCTATCCGCAATGGTGAAATCGGTAACCTTTATGGTATCCCCGTGTTCACTTCTAGCAATGCTGACCATGCTTCTGCAACAGCAGCTTACCCTGCTAGCGGTACTTCTATTGCTCGTGTCTGCTTGATGGGTCATAAAGACTCTATGGTGTTGGTTGAGCAAGTTGGTATCCGTTCACAAGTTCAGTACAAACAAGAGTACCTTGCTACTCTGTTCACATCTGACACTTTGTATGGTGTTGCCGCTTTGAGGAACGCTGCTACTTCTGGTGCGGCTACTTCTTCTTCCATGTTTGCCTTGGTTGTTCCTTCTTAATTGATTACAACCTTTCCCCTCGCCTTCGGGTGGGGGGTTTTTTACATTAAGGAGATTTATTATGGCAGCAGCAACAGCAGTCGTTTCCCGCAGGGGTAATGACCAGTTCCGTGGTTTGTTTACAGACACTTGGGACGTTTCATGCACTTTGGATACAGCATCTATTGGAACAACAGCCACTACTACTGACACAGTAACAGTTCCAGGCGTTGCTTTGGGTGATATGGTTATCGGTATGTCAATTCTTGTATCAGAGGCAGGTCTTATGCGTAGAGCATACGTTTCAGCCGCTAATACTGTGACTATCGTTTCTATCAATCCAACAGGTAGTTCTATTGACTTGGCATCTACAACTTTACAGTTGATGATTGGTCGTCCAATTCAGTAAACTAATAAAAGGGGGCTAAAAACCCCCTTTTTAATGGAGTTATTATGGCTATATTCAAATGCTTACAGAGTGGAAACACAGTATCTTTTACCTATCAACATGACATTGATAGCATGAAAAGACACGAAGGATATGTAAGAATTGATGAAGTTGAGACTCCTGAAAAGCCTTTAATATCATCTGAAACAAAGCCTGTTAAGAAGATGGGTCGTCCAAGGAAGGTCGAAAATGTCTGAGATTGATCCACGAGAATTTGGCAAGTTGGAAGCCCAAGTTGAGGCTTTACAGACTGAAGTCCATGCACTTCGCCAAGATATAAAGACGCTTTTAGAGATGGCAAACAAATCTAAAGGTGGCTTCTTTGTTGGTATGGCAATCGCCTCTGTAGTAGGCGGTATCATTTCCTTTGTTGCGACAAGGATCATCAAATGAGCCTCCTAACTGTCTGTCCTATAGCGACACAAGATATATCGGTTAATCTAAAGAACCGAAACAATGCTTTCAAGAAGTTTGGCTATGGGCCACCTAATCCTGAAGAACCTAATGATTCGTTTTGGCTAAAGAAAGCCAAGATGTATAACTCTCCAACAGATACCATAAAAGGTATGCGCTGTGGAAATTGTGCCGCTTTTATCCAAACACCTAAGATGATGGAATGTATCTCAAGTGGCTTGGAAAAAGATGAAGGTGAAGGAGAGTTATCTTATGACCAAAATTTCATTAAAGCCGCTGATCTCGGCTATTGCGACTTATTTCAGTTTACTTGTGCTGCCGCCCGTACTTGTGATGCGTGGAAAGGTGGCGGCCCTATTACTAAGGAGAAACCATGAAAACAATGAAAAATCCAAATGAAAAGAAGCCCAAGGGTATGCCCATTGCAATTATGATTGCTGTTGGTAAGCCTAAGATGGCTCTTCCAAAGCGTGGTCAGCGTACTGCTACCAACATGATGAAAAAATCTTCTAGAGGTAAATAATGTCTTCTTTAACTACTCCAGTTACCCTTCTAAGTGCTGTTACTGCAACTGGCGCTTCTAAAGCAGTCCAAGTAGACGCAGGTATGCCAGCGATCCTCCATGTATCAGGCATTACAACCGCTACTGTTGCTCTTCAAGGTAGTCTTGATGGTACGACTTTTAGTACTGTTGGTACTGCTTTGACCGCTGATGGCTTTGTTACTTTAGCTAATGCACCTAAGTATTTGCGGGCTAACTGCACTGCGTATACATCTGGAACAATCACTGCAAAGATTCTGTACTAATATGAAAAAAACTAAAGCTGAAACTAAGATTAGCAAGGTTATGCGTGAATATGGTGCGGGTAAACTGCACTCTGGGTCTAAGAAAGGCCCTGCTGTAACTTCTAAGAAACAAGCTATTGCCATTGCTTTATCAGAGGCTGGCATGAGCAAACCCATGAAGAAGAAGAAATGAAGCAAGGTCTTTACGCTAACATCCATGCCAAACAAGAACGCATTAAAGCGGGTTCTAAGGAAAAGATGCGTAAGGTTGGCTCTAAAGGTGCTCCTACTGAGGCGGCATTTAAGGCTGCGGCTAAGACCGCAAAGAAGAAATGAAATCTCCTGCTTGGCAAACAAAAGAAGGAAAAAACCCCAAGGGGGGCTTGAATGCCAAAGGAAGAGCATCGTATAATGCAGAAACGGGTGGTAATTTAAAACCACCAGTAAAGTCGGGAGATAACCCTCGTAGGGCATCCTTTTTAGCACGAATGGGCAATATGCCTGGCGCTGAGATGAAAGATGGGAAGCCTACCCGACTCCTATTATCTCTTAGAGCTTGGGGCGCAACGTCCAAGGAAGACGCTAAAGCGAAGGCTAAAGCGATCTCTAAGAGGAATATGAAGTGAGACCTGTATCTGTTGGAGTTAGCCCTGCTGCGGCAACATTAACTACTGTTTATACAGTTCCAACGGGCTATTACGCCAAATTTACTGTCATGTATATCCACAATACTGGTGGAGCGACAAAGCACATTACAGTTCAATGGTATGACGCAAGTACAGCAACCACTTTAGACATCCTTACCGCTTACGACTTTACTTCAAAGCAATACCTTCAATTTGATGGCAATGCTTATATCGTTTTAGAAGAAGGCGATAGGATTCAGATTACTACTCAAAGTGCAAGTACATTCAGTTTTATTGCCACATTTGAGGTTCAAGGAGCGCAACGAACATGACCTACTTAGAACTTGTTAACGATGTGCTAGTTCGCTTGCGTGAAAGCACAGTCTCTACTGTTGGTGAAACAACCTATTCTTCTTTGATTGGTAAGTTTGTCAATGATGCCAAACGTCAGATTGAAGATACTTACACTTGGAATGTCTTAAACCAGACAGTTACAGTTACGACTGCTGCCAACACAAGTTCATACTCTTTAACTGGTACTGGTCAGAAGTTTCGTATTGCTGAAGCCCTTAATACTACAAGCAATATTGTATTGAGCAACATTGCAGTCTCAGACATGAACCGCAAGTTGAGTTTTGGCACACCAGCTTCAGGCATACCTGCTCAATATTGCTTTAATGGCGCAGATTCTAGTGGCGACACAAAGGTTGATTTGTATCCTATTCCTGATGGCGTATTTACTTTGAAGTTTGAAGTAACTATTCCACAAGCCAATTTGACTTCTGATAGCACTTCAGTCAAGGTTTTAGACTACTTGGTGACTCAGAGTGCCTATGCTCGTGCTTTGATTGAGCGTGGTGAAGATGGTGGAACAAACTCTACCGAGGCTTATGCTCTGTTTAAAGGAATGCTGTCTGACGCTATTGCGATGGAAAGCACTCGTTATCCTGAAGACAACTTTGTGGCAATCTAATGGCATCACAACTTCAAAGTTATAGTCTTTCAGCACCAGGCTTTTATGGCCTGAATACTGAGGATTCTCCCCTTGATTTAGGGGCTGGATTTGCTTTGGTTGCGACTAACTGCATTTTGGATCAGTATGGTCGTATTGGTGCTAGAAAAGGTTGGTCAAGGGTTAACTCTTCCTCTGGAAACCTTGGTGCTAATGACGTTGGTGTCATCCATGAGTTAGTCCAGACTGATGGGACTCTTACAGTTCTGTTCGCTGGCAACAACAAGATATTTAAACTTGGCACTTCTAATGCGGTGACTGAGTTGACCTATGGTGGTGGCGGTTCTGCACCCACTATTACTGCATCTAACTGGCAAACTGCCTCATTAAATGGCATTGCTTACTTCTTTCAAACTGGACACGATCCACTCATTTATGACCCCGCAGTAAGTACAACTACTTATCGCAGAGTTTCTGAAAAGTCTGGTTATGTAGCGACTGCTCCACAAGCCAACATCTGCATCTCTGCTTTTGGTCGCCTGTGGGTGGCTAATACTGCTTCTGATAAAACAACCATTACCTTCTCTGATCTGATTGCGGGTCATGTATGGGGGGGTGGTACTTCAGGCTCACTAGATGTATCTCGTGTGTGGCCTAATGGTGCTGATGAAGTGATGGGTTTGGCAGCTCACAATGATTTCTTGTTTATCTTTGGTAAACGACAGATTCTTGTCTATTCTGGTGCTTCTACACCCGCATCTCTTGTTCTAAGCGACACAGTAGGCTCTATTGGTTGTATCGCAAGGGATACCATACAAAGTATTGGTACTGATGTAGTTTTCTTGTCAGACTCAGGTGTTCGCTCATTGATGAGGACTATTCAAGAGAAGTCTGCACCCCTGAGAGACTTATCTAAGAATGTTCGTTTTGACCTTGCATCTTCTTTAGCAAGCGAAACATTGGCTAATCTGAAATCTGTTTACTCAGAAAAAGAAGCCTTTTATCTGCTTGTTTTACCCGCATCTTTCCAAGTTTACTGCTTTGATACCAAGCAAACATTGCAAGATGGTGCTTCCCGTGTAACCAAGTGGGACTCAATTTCTCCTACTGCTTTACGTTCTTTGCGTAATGGCGACTTGTACATTGGTAAAAATGGGTATATCGGTAAGTATGGGACTTATCTTGATGATGCAACAACGTACCGATTTGCGTACTACACAAACAATGCTGACTTGGGAAACCCTAACCAGATTTCCATTCTGAAGTCTGTGACTGCCATTGTGATTGGCGGCTCAGACCAGTATCTAACAATCAATTGGGGCTTTGATTATTCTGGTGCTTATCGTGCAGAGAATATCTACATTCCTTCACAGACAAGTTATGAGTATGGAACTGCTGAATACAACATTGCTGAATACACAAGTGGTGTCCCAATTAAGACGCTATCAGCGAATGCTTCTGGTGCGGGAAAGATTGTCCAAACAGGGTATGAAACAACCATTAAAGGTGTCTCATTTTCATTGCAAAAGATTGAAATTCAAGCCAAAGATGGCAAAATGGGCTAAGGAGAAATATCTTGTCAAATTATACAAAGACCACCAATTTCGCTAGTAAAGACAACCTGTCACCTGGCAATCCTCTAAAGATTGTTAAGGGTACTGAGATTGATACAGAGTTCAACAACATTCAAACTGCTGTTGGCACTAAAACAGACAATGCTTCTGCTGCCATTACTGGTGGTTCAATTACAGGTATCACAGACTTAGCGGTTGCTGATGGCGGTACTGGTGCTTCTACAGCTGCTAATGCTCGTACTAACTTAGGTGCTGCAGCTAGTGGTGCTAACAGTGATATTACCTCAATTACTGGTCTTACAACAGCCTTGACAGTTGCTCAAGGCGGCACTGGAACAACCACTTCTACAGGTACTGGCAATACAGTATTGTCTACAAGTCCTACATTGGTTACTCCAGCTTTGGGTACTCCTTCAGCTTTGGTAGGGACTAACATTACAGGAACAGCTGCAGGTTTGACAGCTGGCAATGTAACTACCAACGCTAACCTTACTGGTGCTATAACATCTACTGGTAATGCTACATCCCTTGGTTCATTTACGTCTGCTAACCTTGCAGGTGCTTTAACTGATGAAACTGGTTCAGGATCAGCAGTATTTGCGACATCTCCAACTCTAGTGACTCCAGTTCTAGGAACACCCGCTAGTGCCACTTTAACCAACGCTACTGGTTTGCCTATCAGTACAGGTGTTTCGGGTCTTGGAACAGGCGTAGCAACATTTCTAGGTACTCCATCAAGTGCTAACTTGCTTGCGGCTGTTACTGATGAGACAGGTACAGGGGCTTTGGTCTTTGCTACCTCACCTACATTGGTCACACCCGCTTTAGGCACTCCTTCAGCTTTGGTAGGGACTAACATCACGGGTACTGCATCAGGTCTAACAGCAGGTAACGTCACGACTAATGCAAATTTAACTGGTGCAGTTACTTCTGTAGGCAATGCAACATCACTTGGTTCGTTTAGTTCTGCTAACCTTTTAGCGGCTCTAACTGATGAAACTGGAACTGGTGCAAACGTATTTGCAACGTCTCCTACTTTGGTCACACCTATTCTTGGTACTCCAACATCTGCCACATTGACTAACGCAACTGGATTGCCTTTGACTACAGGTGTAACTGGAACGCTTCCTGTTGCTAATGGTGGAACAGGAACAGCAACTCCTAGCATTGTTGCAGGAACAAACGTAACTGTTACTGGCACATGGCCTAACCAAACCATTGCGGCTTCTGCTAGTGGCGGTTCACCAGGCGGTTCTACAACTCAAGTTCAGTACAACAATGCAGGTTCATTTGGCGGCATTACAGGTGCTACTACTAACGGCACAGCATTGACTCTTGTTGCTCCCGTATTAGGAACTCCCGCAAGTGCTACTCTAACTAATGCCACAGGCTTACCTTTAAGCACAGGTGTTACAGGTACTTTACCTATTGCAAATGGTGGTTCGGGACAAACTACCGCTACTGCGGCTTTCAATGCTTTAGCACCTAGCCAAACAAGTAATTCAGGCAAGTATTTGACTACTGATGGAACAAATACTTCTTGGGCAACAGTAAGTGGCGGCTCAAGCCAATGGACAACTACTGGTTCTGATATTTACTATACAACTGGTAGTGTTGGAATTGGTACTGCTAGTCCTACCACAAGACTGCAACTTGGCGATGGTTCTTCTGGACAATTAAAATTTAGAATTCATCGTGGTGCTGGAACTGATTACACCGAATATTTCAGCGATACAGGGTCAACAGTAATTGATACTGTTGGCGGTGGAAATCTTGTTTTTAGATTTAGCGGTACAGAAAAAGCTAGATTTAATACTTTGGGTTCATTGATTTTAGCTGGGGGTACAACATCTGCTAATGGCACAGGCATCACATTCCCTGCAACTCAATCAGCATCATCAGACGCTAATACGCTAGATGACTATGAAGAAGGGACTTGGACACCTACTCTTGGTGGTACTGCAACATATTCATTCCAAGGTGGCTCATATACCAAAGTTGGCAGACTCGTTACTACCCAAGGTTGGTTAATTGTTAATGCTATTGGAACTGGTGCTACTAATAATGTGTCAGGATTACCTTTTACTTGCATTTCACAAACAGTTGGTATAGGTGGAAGTGTTGGTTACTTTGAAAACTTAAACAACAATGTTGTTTTTATACAGCCCGAAGTTCAACCTAGTGGAACAACTATTGCATTTAATACTTTAGCTGCGGCAGGTGGAGTTACTTCATACAACACCTCACTTTGGAAAAATGCAACCCGTTTAAGTTTTGTAAACACTTATTTTGTTTAAAGGAAAATCATGCCAAAACAACTCATCATTGACCAAATCGAAGTTACCAATAATGGTACTGTCCAAGTGCGTATGCACAAACTTTCTAGCGATGGAGACTTGCTAGGAAATCACCGCACATCTTTGCCTCCAGAAACTGACATCAATGCTCAAATTGCTGCCGTAAACGCACACATGGCATCTGAGAATTTCACAGCAATTCCAAACGCTGATATTGTCAAACTGACTTCAATCTGCAATGCGGCTTGGACTGCTGAAGTGATTGCGGCTTATCAAGCGGCACAGGCTGAAGCGGCTCGTAACGCATAAAGGAAATAGTCATGGCAACACAATCACAAATCAACGCATCATTGGGGTTGCCTCCTGGTATCAATCCAGATGGCTCTTGGAATGCCCAAGACTACATTGCTCGTAAAGTATCGGGACAACCTGACACTCAGGCTCAAGTAGATGCGGCTAATGCGGCTAATCCTTATTCTGCTCAGAACATGGCTAAAGTTGATGTAACAAGGCCAGGTCAATATGTGCAAGATGCGGCTGGAAATGCAGTTGCTTTAACTCCTGGTGTTGCGGGTTATGACGCAAGTAATCCAACCGCATTAACTTACTTAGGTGAGTTAAGAGCTAGAGGTGGAAATGACACTACTTCACAAGCATTCAATGCTACTGCAACTCCTGCACAAAAGGCTGAAGCAGATAGATTGTGGTCTATTGAAAAGGCTCGTCTTGAAGAGATTGATAGACAGAATGCTTTGAAAGCACAGGGACAAACAAGCGCAGATCAAGGAAAGACTATGACTTCTGCAACAAAAGCAAATCCAAGCGCATTACCTGCTGGCTTTCTTGAAAGTCTAACTGCAATCCCTAACGTAACTGACCAACAGATTGTTGCGGCTATGAAGGCGGCTAATGTTTCTCCAAAAAACTTAGCTGATGGATTGGGTATTTCTGAGGGTGAAGTGATTGCTCGTGTGGCTGGAAGTGTTCCCAATGGTCAGACTGTCCAACTCGGTGACACCATTATTCAACCTAAATACAGAATTGTTGGTGATGGTCAAGATCAACAAGTTGGCGGTCTTGAGAATGTATATACATACCGAGCAAGTGATAACAAAGTTGGTGGTGGCTACACTCAATATGCGGCAGATGGCACTTTAGAGCGTACTGGTACGCAAATGAAGGTCAATGCTACTCAAGACTTTTTAAAGTTTGCGGCAACTGCGGGTGCTTTGTTTGGCGGTGCGGCTTTAGCAGGTATTGGTGAAGGTGCGACTCTTGGAGCAGGAACTGGTACTGGTCTATTAACTGGTGCAGGTGGCGTTACTGGTTTAACAACAGGCGCAGGTGGCGTAACAGGATTAACTACTGCTGGTGGATTAACAGGTGCTAATACACTTTTGGGTGGTACTCTTGGTTCTACTCTTGGTGGACTAACAACTGGTGTTGGTGCGGGTGCTTTAACTACTGCGGCAGGTTTAGGTGCAACAGCACTTACTGCCTCGCAGATTGCTGATTTGACAAAAGCAGGTTTAACTGCGGCTCAAATTGGTAGCTTGGTGACTGGTGGTGCAACGACTGCGGCTGGTCTTCTCCAACAACAAACATCTAAAGAAGCGGCTCAAAAAGCACAACAGATGATTGATACTGAGACTGCTGCGGCTAAAGCGGCTGCGGGTTTTCGTCCAGTAGGAATGACTACTCGTTTCGGTACTTCACAGTTCACAGTTGATCCAGTAACAGGAAAACTGACAAGCGCAGGATATACGGCAAGCCCAGGTGTTTTGGAAGCACAGAATCGTTTGGTTGCTTTGGGTAATCAAGGTTTGGCACAAGCAGAAGCGGCACAAGGTCAATTTGCACCTTTGCAAACTGGCGCTCAAAGTATGTTTGCTCTTGGCAATAAATACTTGGCTCAGACCCCTGAAGATGTTGCCAAAAACTATCTCAGTCAACAAATGGCTTTGTTGCAACCAGGCAGAGAGTTGGAACTAGCTAATCTGCAAAACAAACTACAGCAACAAGGTCGTGGCGGTTTGGCGGTTGCTCAAGGTGGTACTTTGGGTGCTACTACTCCTGAACTACAGGCTTTGTATAACGCTAGAGCGCAACAAGAGGCTCAATTGGCGGCACAGGCTCAACAAGCTGGTCAACAACAAGTTGCTTTTGGTGCGGGTCTGTTAGGTACTGGCGCACAAACAATGGGTCAGTATTACGCAGGTCAACAAGCGGCTTATGCTCCTTATACGACTGCTTTGGGACAATTCACGAACTTAGAGCAATTGGCACAACAACCTTTAACATTGGGCGCACAGCTTGGTCAAACATCAGCCACAGCAGGTGCTAATGTGGGTCGTTTGGGATTGTTAGGTGCGGGTGCAAGTGTAGATTTAGCAACAGGTAAAGCCGCAACAACTAATCCATATTCCACAGTATTAAGTGGTTTAGGTGCTTCTAATGCCTTTGGTCAGGCAGTTGGCGGTTTATTTGGTAGTACAGCACCAGTAAACGCATTAAGTTCTACTGCATATGGGCCTGGTAATGCGGGATTCCAAAATATGTTAACTGACATTTACGGATAAGGATTCATCATGGCAGACAATATCGTAGCGGGTCTATTTGGTTTAAACCCACAAATGTATGGTGAGCAACAACGTGTTGGCGCTTTGAATGAGGGTATTGCTCTTGCTCAACTAGACCCTACTTCTCGTGGTGCGGCATTGACTTATGCTGGCGCTAAAGGTCTTGGTACTGCCATTGGTGGCGCTATGGGTGTAGAAGACCCTCAACTGAAAATGATTGCACAGCGTCAGCAGATTATTCAACAACTTGATTTAACAAATCCAACATCGCTTGCTCGTGGTGTTGATATGTTTACTCGAACTGGTGATATTCAAGCGGCACAGGCTCTTGCGATGCAAGCACAAACTATTGCAACGCAGAATCAAGCTCGTTTAAAATCAGAAGCAGAAACAAGAAAACTTGGTGCTGAAACAACAGGATTAAGTTTTGGAAACATAACTAAACAAAGTCAAGTTCAGCAATTGATGTCTCAATTTGGCATGGAAGAAACTCAGGCTACTGCAATTGCCTCTAATGCTGATTTGCTGAAACAGTACTTAACTCCTAAGACTCAACAAGGATTTGAACTTGTTAAAACAGGCAAATTTACTCCTGAAAGTGTTGGAAAATGGACTAAAGGAGAGGGAGAACTTGAAGTAATTGAAAAGATGGTTAAACCCACGCAAGATTTTATTGCTAAAGCAGTAGAACTTAAGTTTGGTGAAAAATCTAAATATGGTGATTACACACCAGAACAAGTTGGACTTGTAAACCAAGCCTTATTTAATGAAGGTATTTCTGCCAAAAAAGCAGGTGCTATGGCTCTTCAAATTCCGCTTGGCGATGTTCTACAAAAGGTATTTCAATCTAGAGAACGTGAAGATGCTGCTAAAGCATTTGGTCAAGCTGGTGAGGCTTACACCATAACTGTTCCTTTGATTAAGAAATTGAGCGATGTTGAAAGTACTGTAAGCAACGCTTTTACTGGTGCGGGACAGAATTACAAACTTGCATTGAGTAAAGGTTTGTCTGCTTTAGGTGTTAAGGTTAGTGATCGTGCAACAGATACTGAATTTGGAGATGCAATATCTGCTCAAGTTGTTCAGCAGATTGCCAAAGTATTTCCAGGCAGTCAATCTAATAAAGAATTGGATCAATTGCTCAAGAGTAAGTTTAATCTTCAGCAAGAACTTCCAACAATTTTACGTTTGGTTGGTCAAATTAAAGATGAAATGCTTTCTCAGACTAAAACGTATGAGCAAATGGCTAATCTTCCTGATAACGAACGCACTAACTTTAATGCTAAGTTGGCACAAGGTAAAAATTATCAGAAAATTCAGCAATATCGTGATTATGAGAGGAAATATCTCAACAAGACAATCACACCTGATGAGCGTACTGAAGCCGCCAAACTGAAACAAGAACTTAGCCTCTAAGGAGTTGACATGGCAGAAATAGATTGGAGTGTTGCTCCTCAAGAAATGAAAGCAGGCCCTTCTCGTGAAGAAGAGGCAAGAAAACAACAAGAATTAAATCGCACTCGCATGGCTTTGGCGGGTGCTTTAACTCCTTTGCCTGTAGAGATGGCTTCTAATTTGCCTCAAGCGGGTGGATTATTGGGTGGTTTGGCTACTCTGGCATTTCCAGAAGCTCGCATTCTTTCTCCTATTACACGACTAACTCAAGCAGCTCCTGCTGTTACTCGACCTTTTATTCCATCGTTAGCGGGTTCTACAGCAGGAACTTCATTGGGTACATTGATTGAACAAAGTTTACAAAATAAAGACATTTTCAGTACAGAAACTGGTAAAAAGTTGCTTTTAAACAATATTGAAAATGCCGCCTTTGATGTTGGTGGCAATCTTGTTTTTGGGTTTGGTGGTAAAGCTATAAAACTTGGTAAAGAGCAACTTGAAAAAGCTGGTGTTACCAAGGGATTGTTTGAAACAGAAGAAGATGCGGCTCGAAAGGCGGCTCAAGAATGGCTGTCTTCTCGTGAAGGCACTTTAACTCGTGGTCAGTTGACTGGTAATTTAGGCACACAAACGATTGAAGGAACACTTAAATTTACTTCTGCTGGAGAAGCATTTGCTCAACAACAAGTGGGTGTTAAGAAGGCTTTAGATCAAGGAATAAATGATGTAAAGAATACGCTTGAAACATCAGAAGCATTCCAAACCGCCCTAAAACAAGGCGATCCTACTCAAATGGTTATGGGTGATCGTTGGCAAACTGCTATTGCAGAAGCCGATAAAGCTATGAAGACTAAATATCGTCCTGTTTATGAACAAATGGAGCAACAGGGTGATGGCTTACTTGTCAATATGACACCTTTGAAGAAGGCGGCTCAAGATGAGTTGGATCGTCTTAATAAAAACAAAGCAATGTCCTCTGCCGCTGAAGATAAGCGTAAAGTTTTACAGCAGATTCTTGCTCAAGAAGATCAGATTACTTTCAGTACAGCCCATGATTTGCGTAGCGATTTCTTAGCTAGCGCTAGAGATGCTACCAAAGAAGGACAAGCCGCAAATACTTTGGAAGCATATTACAAAAGGTATGCCCAAGGATTGCAGAACAATATGACTAATATTGCTGTTGTTACATTTGGTAGTAAAGAGCAAAAAGATTTAGCACGAAAATTAGGTCTTAGTGGTGGTGTTGACCAACCAGCAGGATTGAGAGAAGGCCAATTTAAAGACTACAACATTGATAGTCTTGAAAAACTAAATTTACCTACAACTCAAGCAAATGCCGCTAATAATCAATTGCTAAAAGACTACTTCAATGCTCAGAAAAGTTATAAAAATGCTATGGATGGCTTTTATAACGGGACTATGCAAACAATGCTTAAAAGTGAACCAGAAGAAGTTGGAAAGTATTTGTTTAATGTTGACTACCCATCACGACTCAAATCTGTTGCCAATGCTGTTGTTGAAATGCAAAAGTATCTTCCACCAGAACAAAGCAAGGGCTTGCTTGGTGAATTGCAGTTTGGCTATTTAAAGAAAGTTTTTGGCGAACCTGATGGAGTTTTAAAGTTTACTAAAAACTTAGAAAATGAAACTTTTAAAGAAGGTTTTGACTATTTATTTAGAGATGCAAATACCAAGAAAAAATTGCTTGACATTGCAAATGCGGCTAAATTTGGTTTAGAGGAGACTCCTGGCTCAACAGTTTTGCGTTCTAGGATGGTCGGTGCTGTGGCTGGTACAGTTTTAGGTAGTGGCGCATATTTGTCATTTCCTGATGAAGTATCCAACAACCTACTTCCAACAATTGGAAGCCTTGGGGCACTCTATCTAACACCAAAATTGATGGCTAGAGCATTGACAAGCAAAGCCGAGATGGACGCTTTGGCGATGCTTGCTAAAGCTCAAAACAATCCTAAATATGCTGGTGCGGCAGGAGCAAAGATTGCCAATATGCTGAATAAATCAGGAATTATTGACAATGAGTATCTAACTGAAGTCAATCAGATGATCTATGGGAAACAAGAGCAACAACCTGTTGTGTCTCCAAAGGGAATAGACTGGTCTGTTGAGCCATGAAAGACTGGCTGTTTGCATTCATTGCCGCAGCCTGTATTTCTGCTTTTGTCATTTTCTGTAGTTACATCATTATCTGGGCGTACCCGTGAAATGGCTAATAGCACTTGTTTTAACTCTAGCACTTCACTCTACAGGGCAAGACCTATGTAGTGTGCGTGAGTTTTACTCAATTGCTTGGGGCATACACGATCCAACTGAACGACATAGACTAATGAAGGCTTGGCTTACAAAACATCAGAACTTATGTAAAAGTACCGACTTTA